AATGGAAATCCAAGGGTTCCTATTGATTATGTGGATTTAGCATATCGTCTTGAAACCGAAATAGAGTTTGAATTGATACAAAATCATGTTTCTTTTGATATGTCAGATTGCAAACAAGGAATTATTCCTCTTGCTTGGGAATCTGAAAAGGATGAAGAAACAATCGAAAGGAGACTTTTTTTTAAATTTGGTGAAAAATTAGAATCCGTTAAATCAAAATTATATGAAAAAGATATATTTATAGAGAAAATATATGGAGAAGAAAAAAAACATGTTGATTGAGAGGCTTGTAAAAAAAGCTTATTTGTTCGAAGAAACCGAAACAAAATCACCAGAAGAACTTGATAAAATGATATCAACTATTAGAACAACCAGTTTAAATCTAAAAAAGGAGTTGTTAAATTTAGGAGTTCAAGAAACTTCTGATAGAACAAATCCTATTAACATTTTAACAGATGTATACAATTTATTGGCTGAATACGATCCAGTTTCGAATAAAATATTAAAGAATCCTAAATTCATGAAATCTGATGCATCTCAAGCAATGCAAGATGTTGTATCGGAAACAAAGTCTTCTAAGAAGGTAAAATATTACGGATTATAATCAAATTTATTCAAAAGATAGTTGGTGGATTTCTTATGAAATCCACCTTTTTCTTTTTAAAAGATATTTATAAGAAAAATAAATGCTTACTAAAGCAGATATACAAAAAGAATACATTACAGGATTAATAAATCCTGCGTATACAATTGAAAAACATTTGAAGGCATTCGACCTTACTAAAGGTGGTTATGTCCCTTTCAAACTATTTCCCAGACAAAAGGAAATTATATCTTGTTATGAGAAGGTTAGAAACAATATTGTAACAAAACCTCGTCAGACAGGTGTGTCTACTACCACTCAAGCGTACCTCGCTTGTAAGGCTGCTTATACAGACCCAAATAAGCCTGAAGTAATTATAGTTATTGCAAACAAATTTGCTTCAGCTAAAAAGTTTTTAGCAGGTATAAGAATGTTTCTTTCCCATATGCCAAGATATGTTTGGGGTGAATTTTATGATGAGAGAAAAAAAGTTGAACCTTATATTGATGGTAAAGGTGCAGCAGAATCCATAACACTTCTCAATGGAACCAAAATTATAGCCTTAGCTACCTCTCCAGATGCCCTTCGTGGTTATACCCCCACTTATTTAGTAATAGATGAGGCTGCATATGTAGAAACTCAAGCAAGAGAACTTTATAATGCTTCTATGGCAGCTCTTTCTACAGGTGGAAAAATGATAATTATTTCAACTCCTAATGGAAAGGATGAACTTTATTATAAAACTTATATAAATGCAAAATCTGGTGAAAATGGATTCAATATTATTCACTTAAAATGGTATGAAGATCCTCGTTATAATAAAGGTTTGGAATGGCATAAGGAAGATGATTTAGGTAAAGTTGAAATCGTTAAGGAAATTGATTACACTTTTGCTTCTTTTGAAAAGATGGAAAAAGCTGGTTATAAACCTATAGCTCCTTGGTATAAGACTATGTGTAGTATGTTAAATAATGATAAGTTAGCTATTGCACGAGAATTGGATGTAAAATTTGAAGGTTCTGCTGGAACAGTTGTTGAACAAGAATGGATTGAATACCATGAAAGAGTGAATGTGAGAGAACCTATTGAAAAACACGAACAAGAAGATCGTTTGTGGGTTTATGAACATCCTGTTGAAGGGCATGAATATATTATGGGTGTCGATGTTTCTAGTGGTAATTCAGATGACTTTTCAGCAGTTGTTGTAATTGACACTACTACTGGGGATCAAGTTTTAGAATACAAAGGAAAAATAAGACCTGAATATCTTGCAGAGATTGTATTTAAATGGGGAAATACTTATTCTGCTTTGACAATTGTGGATACTACAGGTGGATATGGTGATAACTGTATTTTAAAACTTCAAGAATTTGGTTATAAGTATTTGTATTATTCCAAAGGAAATAATCCTGAATTTATGAAGAAAAAACCTCAATACGGTGTAAATGAAAACAAATTAGTTGCAGGTTATAAAATAAGTTCAAAAAGACCGCAAATCATAGGTAAACTCACAGGTGTTATTGAAGAAAATGATTTCAAAATAAGATCGAGTAGATTTGTTGCGGAACTTGAAACTTTTGTTTGGGTTAACGGTAGACCTGACCATACTCCAGGATTTAATGATGACTTGATTATGGCTGCAGCTTTGGCATTTTGGGTATTAGAAACTGAATTTAAAAGTCTTGAGAAAGCAAAAGCACAAACCAAAAGTATTCTTAGTGTACTTGGAAATGGAGGTAATAAATCTCCAAGAGAGAAGAGTAATCTTAATAGTAGTTACAGCGGAGGGTTTACAACTCCTTCACATGTGAAAAGTAATAAAATTACATCATCACAGGATCCTACAGGTGAACATAGTTGGCTTTTTATGTAAATAAAATATATTAGTAATAAAGAATTTAATTGTAATGGATAAAAATCAACCTATAATAACAAAGTATAAAAAGTTAACTCAAAGGTTTACTCAAGATCATCCATATGCTCCTAAAGAGGATGGTAAGGCTCCTCTTTTAACTACAAAGAATAAGAGGGAATATGACCTTAGAAAACTTGAAAAACAGCAAACGAAATTTTTAAGTTCTCAATGGCAAAAGGTTGATACACATATCAAGCAAAAAGCTTTAATTTTTGAAACTCAAAGGTATCCTTCGTATCTTGATTACGATCTTATGGAATATTACCCTATTATCGGTCAAGCACTTGATATCTTTATGGAAGAATCTACAACCATAAATTCTGAAGGAAGAATATTAAATATTTTTTCAGAAAATAAGAAGATTCAAGAGGAATTAGAGGAACTATTTTTTAATAGATTGAACATTCATACGACTCTTCCAATGTGGATACGGAATATGCCTATTAGAAAAAATAGTATGATACCTTTATTGGATGGTTCAACAATTTCTATTGAGGAGCTTTCAAGTAAAATTAAAGCAGGGGAAGATATATGGACATACTCGGTGCAACAAGAAACTAATGACATTGTTCCAGGAAAAATTGTTTGGTGTGACCTAACAATGGAAAAAACTAAATTAATTAGAGTTACTTTAGATGATGGAACTTTTGTAGATACCACTCCAGATCATGAATATATGATGAGAGATGGTTCATACAAAGCTGCTGAAAAATTAACTCCTGGTGAAAGTTTAATGCCTTTTTATACTATTAAAAGTAATAAAAAGAGCCATAATATAGATGGTTATGAAAAAATTTATAATCCTAAAACAAATAATTATAAATTTACTCATAGAATTGTTTCGTTAAATTTATTGAAAAATAGTGAATGGGAATCAACTTTAAAAGAAAGTGTACATACACATCATATTGATTTCAATAAATTGAATAATCATCCCAAGAATCTTGAAAGATTAACTGAATCAGCTCATAGACTATTACATAAAAATATATTAGAAAAAACTTTAATGCGAGAAGATGTAATCCAGAAAAGAATGGAAGGCATTGATAAATATTTAAGGTCTGATGAAAGAAGGATTAGATTGTCTAATACAATGAAAGGCATCTATCCTAACTACTTTAAAGATTATAATAATAGTTCTTTACATAAAATTCATAATACTAATAGAAAAAATAGTATGCTTCAAAATTGGAGCGATTCTTCATATAAAGATAAAGTAAAATCTTTAATGAAATATAATTTTTCTGAAGATTGTAAAAATATTTTAAATGAAACAATTTTACAATTTTATGGAGAATGTTATAACAAAAAAGAGCTAGTTAAATTATTACTTTCTAATACTATTTTTGTAAATGCTTTTATAAATTCTAATTCTAAATTAAAAAGGAATGCTATAAAAGGTATTAACTGTAAAACTATTGATGAAATATGTGTAAGAGAATTTGGATTAAATGTTATTGATTATATGTTACATGTTAATCCTGAAATAAAAAATAATAAAAAATATCAAAAGGCTTCAGCTATATCGAATGGAAAAATAAAAAATCATAAAGTTGTTTCAGTTGTTGAATTATCTGAAGTTGATGATGTTTATTGTATGGAAGTTCTCGGTCCTAATGGTGAGCATGATAGACATAATTTCCCAATTTGTTCTGTCGATGAGAATGGAAAATATAGTAGAAATGGGGTGTTTGTTTCAAATTGTAAGTATGGTGATAATTTTGTCTACATGCAAATTGACGATGAATTGGGGGTTGTAGGCGCAAAACAATTACCAAATATTGAGGTTGAAAGGATAGAAGGCAAGGAAAATGCTCGAATGAAACCTTCATTATTGAATCAAGATGATGAAGTAATCTTTCGTTGGAAGGCTACAGATATTGCTGAATTCAAATATTGGCAAGTGGCGCATTTTAGACTTCTTACGGATGATAAAAGACTTCCTTATGGTGTTTCAGTTCTTGAGAAAGCAAGAAGAATTTGGAAAAATTTGCTTCTTGTGGAAGATGCAATGAGAACTATAAGATTGTTAAGAGCTATTGACAGAAGGGTTTATTATATTGATGTCGGTAACATTGATCCAAGTGATGTTCAAGCATATGTTGAGGACATTGCAAGTAGGTTCAAAAGAAAAAGACATGTTGATGAATATACTGGTCAAGAGGATTTGAAATATAATGTAATGGGTTATGACCAAGATTATTTCATTCCAAAACGTGGTGCCGAAGATAATACAAAAATTGAGACTTTGGCAGGTGCAACTAATATTGATCAGATTGCAGATATTGAATATGATTTGAATCAATTGTTTGCAGCTCTCGGTATTCCAAAACCTTTTCTTCAATATGATGCAGCTGCAGGTGAAGGCAAAAATCTTGCAATGATGGATGTCCGATTAGCTAAAAAGATTAATCGTATTCAACAGTCTGCAGTCCAAGAATTAAATAAAATGGCAATGGTTCATCTTATGCTCTTAGGGTATGAAGATGAATTACATAATTTTGAATTATCCTTAAATAATCCATCTTCTCAAGCGGATGTTATTCGTATAGAAATGAAAGCTGCTCAAATCACTGCATTCAAAGATGCTGTATCCGATGCAGGAAAGGGTATATCTGCTATGTCATATACAATGGCAATGAAAGAAATTCTTGGTATGACTGATGATCAAGTCCGTTTGAACCTTGAACAACAATTTATGGAAACTGCAACTTCTGAAGAAATCAAAGCTGCTGCATCAAAAATATCTTCTTCTACAATATTTGATAATCTTATCAAACTTTATGGAACACAAGCAACAGGTTTGCCAGCAAT